ACTCGCACTCCTGGCATTCGCGAAAACCAGCGAAACAGCCGTGCTGTTGCTGGCTGAAATTGACGCGGCGATTGCCAGCGTAACGACACAATACACACGGGTATCGCCAGTTGCGGACACCGCTGTTGCCGCTGGCGAAGTGTTGGTGCTTAACCCGATTATTTTGGTATAGCCATGCAAATCCAGAATCATACCTCTCGCGAATTTGCCGATGCACTGCATGCCCTGTTGCCACTTGGTGCTGCGTGGGAATGGCCTCAAGGCGGTACTGGCGACCAACTATTGCTCGGTACAGCCCTGGAACTGGCGCGTGTGGATGGCGAAACGCAAACAGTGCTGGATGCAGCGATTGAAGCGCACCGTCCTAAATACAACAGCTGGCACATCAGCCAGTACCGGCGCGTAGCTGTGGAGGCGATTGCGGGTGTGGCGGAAACAATGCCGCGCCGCACCTTTGCCGTCGGCAGCAAGGTGGGAGCCAGGCTATGGAGCGCTGCAGCGCCTGGGCTGACTTTTACAGTGCCGCTGTTGCTGGTAGATCATCTGGTCGGGCCGTTCCGGGTAGGCAGCCATGCCGGTGACCGGTTATGGGGATCGCGCAGTCGTTATGTGCTGCGTGTGCGCTATTACCGCTCAGTCGTAAATCCACAGCCTCTCTGGGATGCTCTCGCGGCATTCAAGCAGGCTCACGTATTTTTATGGTTTGAAGACATCACAGGAACAGGAGGAAGCTATGGACAGAATTAACGGAGCGGGTCACGTAAATCACTTATTCGTCGCGGAAAATGCAGCGACGAGTCAGCCACCAACCGAGATTACGGCGGAATGGCTGAACACAATTCAGGAGGAATTGGCCAATCTGGCGGAAGCAGGTGGAGTTGTTTTATCTGCAGGAAATAGAGCGCAGGTTTTGCAGGGATTGATGAATATGTTTGCGCCTAAAAACATGGATTTCGGCAGCCTGCCATGAAATCGATTGGCCCATTCAAGAGGGGCAACACGTTTAGCCTAGCTTGCACCTGGAAGGATGGCGGCGTGCCAACTTCAGTGTCGGGGTTGACGATCACATCACAGCTCCGCGCACAGGGGACGCTTAATCTTGTGGCGACACTGGCAGTACTGGTTAGCGATCAGGTTATCTCCCCAGGCATATTCGCGCTGATTTCCGGTGACACTAAATTATGGCCCGTCGGCACGATGGTGTGCGACATCGTGATTACCCAAGGCGATATTGTCCGCTCATCTGAATCATTCTGGGTAACGGTGGCTGAGGGCGTAACCAGATGATCACGCCAGGACCGAGCATTGAGATCGTCTTCCAGCCTCAATTTTCGGTGGGGATGATAGTACCAACGGCCCCCAACGTAAGTATTTCAACCCCAGCCCCGGTGTTGATTGAAGTAGGGATCGCCCCGATCGGGCCGCGCGGATTACCTGGCGGTCAAGGTGCGCAAGGAATTCAGGGGCCACCCGTTGATACCAATTCACTCACGCTCGATGGTGGTTATTTTTAATTAGGAGAAATTTGAATGCCCAATACAATACAGATAAAACGCAGTGCTACAACCGCCACACCGCCATCACTGGCAGTTGGCGAGGTGGCGTGGTCGGAGGCATCACAAAACCTGTTCATCGGCGAATCTGGTGCTGTAGTTAAGGCCATTGCCGGAGCAGGCACTTTTGCCCGCAAGGCGGATACGATCGCAATCACAGGCGATGCAACCGGCACCGGTACGCTGTTCAGCGGCATTGCAATCACGTTTGTTAATACTGGCGTGGTTGCAGGTTCCTACGCCAAGGTTACTGTTGACGCAAAGGGACGTGTGACAGCAGGAGGGTCGCTGGCCGCTGCCGACATCCCCTCACTTGACTGGAGCAAGCTCACCACCGGAAAACCCACCACGATGGCGGGATACGGCATCACTGATTACCTGCAACTGGGCGCAACTGCCGGAGCCGCGCTGGCTGCAGCAGGATCTGCCGGTGTGGCTACCACGGCGGCAAAATCGGACCACGTACACGCGTACCCGAGTGCGGCTCAAGTCGGCGCCGTGTCCACCAGCCAGATCGGCGCAGCCAGCGGTGTTGCCTCGCTGGGGGCTGACGGGAAGGTGCCGTCAGCGCAGCTGCCCGCGTCGACGGTGGGCGGGTTGAATTACCAGGGCACGTGGAATGCCAGCACTAATACGCCGACGATTATCGCCGCCGCAGCTGGCAATAAAGGCTATTACTACAAAGTCAGCGTAGCGGGTGCCACCGTTGTGGACACCATCAGTGACTGGAAGATCGGCGACTGGATCGTCAGTAACGGCGCTACCTGGGATAAGGTAGACAACACCGAAGCGGTATCCAGCGTCAACGGTCAATCTGGTGCAGTTACCATCTCCGACATCGCCGGCAACGCGGGCACGTCCACCATCCTGCAAACCGCGCGCACCTTGAGTTACACCGGCGATGCCACTGGCAGCGGAGTCTTCAACGGCTCGGCTAACGTGGCGTTTTCGCTCACGCTGGCCAACACCGCTGTGATTGCGGGAGCGTATGGCTCAGGCACAGCAATACCGACGTTCACGGTTGACGGCAAGGGGCGACTGACGGCAGCAGGATCGGTTGCCATCACGCCCGCCTGGGCGAATATCACAGGCAAACCAACGACGCTGGCCGGCTACGGTATCAGCGATGCTTTGTCATCGAGCGCGGCTATTGACGGCGGGACGTTCTAGCTATGAATGTGATCCAGATGCGGCGCAGTGCCACAGCTGGCATCGTGCCGACTGCTGCACAACTGGCATCAGGCGAGCTGGCGTTAAACGTGGCAGATGGCCTGATTTTCTTTGAGCGTAGCGACGGCACGGTTGTGCAAGTGTCATCCTACCCGACCAATTGGGCCGCGATGGGCAGCAATCTCAACATCGACTTCGGATCTCTGGGTAATCCGAGCGCCCCGGTCATTTCATTTAGCAGCCCCGCATCCGTAGGGCTGGATTTTGGAGGAACACTATGAGCATACAATTTAAACGAGGCACAACGGCACAGCACGCCATCTATGTCGGGTTGGTTGGAGAGCTGACATTCGATACCGATAAGAGGGTGGTGGTTTTACATGACGGCATAACGGCGGGAGGATGGCCGCAGTTGGGCTTTTCGCAGGCTTTCACCCAGGCGCTAGCCGATGCGCGATATTCCGCTCTAGGAGGACTAGCGACACAGCTATTTAGTGCTGCTCCCGCCACACTGGACAGCCATGCAGTTAATCTTGGGCAGTTTCTAAGTTCGAAAGCCGTAAATGGCTACCAGAAGTTGCCAAGTGGTTTAATTATTCAATGGGGAATTGTCAACTCCATTGTGCCTGGAGGCGCGACGGGGACGACATTTCCTATCGCATTCCCAAACGCGTGCACATTCGTGATTAATATTCCGGCAGCTAACAACGCTTCGGGTAATGCGACGAACTTGATATCCGCGAAAACAACAACTGGATTTTCTGGTGCAAATTGGACGGGGATCACTACGTCTTTCAACTGGCTGGCCATCGGATATTAAGGAAAAATCATGTCCTACTTATACTCAAAATCAACAGGCGGGTTTTACACCGCAGATATTCACGGTGACAGCATTCCGGCGGATGCGATCGCAATTACTAATGAAGAGCATGCGGTATTGCTCGATGCGCAGTCACAAGGCAAGCGTATCCAGTCCGATTCGGAGGGTAGGCCTATTGCGGTTGATCACGTTCCAACTACTGACGAACTGACTGCAACTGCTCGACAACAACGAGATAGCCTTGTTTCTGCCGCCGCGTGGCGTTATGAACGGCATTCCCGCGAGTTGCGTATCGGCTTGGCACCAACCGATGATCTGGCTGCGCTGGACATCTACATGCAGGGGCTGGCAGATGTTCCGAAACAGGCGGGTTTTCCTGGATCAATCACATGGCCGATTGCACCATGATCGCCGCCGTTATCAAGTGGGCTTTCCTCGCCGTCGCTGGGATTCTGGTCACTATTCTGGCGATGATCCTCGCCCCGGTACTTGCTCTGTTCCGGCAGGCCGACGACCGTCTGCCGCCGTGGCTGTCATGGTTCCAGCCGCCCGATACACCGTGCTGTGGTGATGCGGCGTTTCATGCGAATCAAATGGCGTGGACGTCCAGCAAATATCTATGGACGGTGTTCTGGCAGTGGCGCAATCCGGCCTACGGATTTGATGCCGCCGTGCTGGGCGCTCAGGTGTTGGATGGCTTCGTATATTCCTCTTGCGGTGACGAGCTGGTGAGTAATACGCCACTTCATGAGGGGTGGGTATTCCGCAAGTTGGTGATTGGCAGCGCTACCTACTGGCAGCTCTACTTCGTGCACGGCTGGACAGACACGAAATGCCTGCGTGTGAATCTTGGTTGGAAACTCTGGGGCGACCTGCAACCAGGACAAACCCGTTCGCTGGTGATCAGCGCAAATCCGTGGATCGCCTGCGCCAAGTGATTCTTGAGTTTTGAGTTTTGAGTTTTGAAATAGATAAAGAGAGAGCGACCGAGATCATGCGTCAACATGACCTTGGCCACTTATAACCCACAGATTGACCTGTGAGCCAAAGCCAAGGCTCCCTACCACGTCGACGCGGCAGGCGAACCTTAGCACATTTTTAACCAGTGAAAAGGGCTTACAGCATGAACAAAACAACATTTGCATCCATCATCCCGTGGATCGGTGGAAAACGCCGTCTGGCCAAGCGCATCATTCCGTTGTTTCCGGAGCATACCTGCTATGTCGAACCGTTCTGCGGTGCGGCGGCGATCTACTTCATGAAGGATCAAACCAAGGTCGAGGTGCTGAACGACATCAACGGCGAACTGGTGAACCTCTACCGCGTGGTCAAGCACCACATGGACGAGTTTGTCCGTCAGTTCCGCTGGTCGTTGACCAGTCGCCAGATGTACAAATGGCTACAGGACACCCCGGAAGAAATCCTCACCGATATTCAGCGTGCAGCACGTTTTTTTACCTGCAGAAGAACGCCTTCGGCGGCAAGGTCAGCCGCCAGACCTTCGGCACGGCCACCACCAGCGCACCACGCCTCAACCTGCTGCGTCTCGAAGAGGATTTGAGCCAGGCGCATCTGCGGCTGTCGCAGACCTTCATTGAACATCTGGACTGGGACAAGTGCATCACCAAGTACGACCGTGAACACACCTTGTTCTATTGCGATCCGCCGTACTACGGCACGGAAGGCTATGGCGTTGATTTTGGCATCGAGCAATACGACCGCATGGCCGAGCTGGCCAGAACGATCAAAGGCAAGATGGTAATCAGCGTGAACGACATCCCCGAAATGCGCAAAGCCTTTGCCGGGCTGAACATGGAGAGCGTGGACATTACCTATACCGTGGGTGGGCAGGGTAAGGCGAACAAGACCGCGGAGTTGATTATCCGCAACTGGTGAGGTGACTTTCGCATAGCGGGAAATCGCGCCTGTTTTATTTCGCATAACGGAGTCACCCCGGCTCCTTTTGAATCCGGGGAACTGAAAGGAAATATCATGTCCGACCAAGCTGTAGAGCAGGAAATTCAAGCCAAGGGGCTGATCGCCCCGCGTGTCACGCCGCAACGCATCGATCAGGTGATTCTCGGTCAGGACTATCACGTCTTCCCCGGCACCACTTTGACGATCTGCTGCCTGATGCTGGCCAATGGTTTTACCGTTACCGGAGAGAGTGCCTGTGCCAGCCCGGAGAACTTT